AAAGAAAGCAGCTGCAATAGGTATTCCACTCGCAGGTATAGCAGGAACAGCTAAATTAGCAGGAGTTACTGGTGGACCAGCTGCAGGACTTGGAGCTGCAGGTTTAAGTTTAGGTGGATATGGATTAACAGGAGGAGAAGGCATGGCAGCTGGCGGTACTCCATTACCTCCAGGAATGGGACCTTACGGGAATGTTGCTCCTCTAGGAGATCCTTTAAGTGTATTAAGTCCTTTAGGTTTAGATGCAGGTAGAAGATTAAGATCAGTAAAAGATGCTGAGACATTGAGAGATGCCACAAATATACTTCTTCCTACAGTCAGGAAGTTCTCTGAACAGGCTAAGAGAGATGATTTTGCTAGAGATATGGCTAGTGCTGGCATTAAACAGAATATTCTTACAAATGCAGCCCTTACTGAAAATATGCAGAGAGCTGGACTTAGTATGGGAATGAATGCTGCACAGCAAGCTGGGCAGGCTCTAACTGCAAGATACAATTATTAATTATGTCAAAGCATACATTATCTGGAACTGATCTCTCAAATGGTGCAAGAGTGAATAAAACTTTCGAGATTGATGACGAAAACGTAAAAAGACCTAAAAATTTCAAAACTCTTAAAGATATCAAAGATTTTTATGGAGTTGGATTAGATACTCCTTTACAAGATTTTGATGGTCTTACTATTAATCAATTAAAAAAAGAATTCGGTCATTCAGTGTTACCAGAAGGTACTGAATTTTATCAGGGTGGTTTTTTAGATCCTACAAAAAAAGGAACAGTATTAGATAAAGATAGACCAAAAAATTTATTAAGACCTTTAGCTAGTTTTGCGGATTTAATACTACGTGATACTACTGATTTTGATAAATTAGGTACGTTGGGAGAAGGTCGCTATAGTGATATTTCAAAAACAATAGATCAAGATGATTTATCCAAATATTTATTACCTCAAGCATTTCAAAAAAAATCTGAGAATGTTTTAGATACAGCCTTTCCAAAAGAATTACCTTCTAAAGAAGAGCTTACTCAGGAGTCAATACAAGAAGAACTTTCAAGAAGAGAGGTTATAGATCCATTAGATAGAAAGAAGAGAAGAGAACAGGCAATAGAAACTTTAGTTACAAATACAGCATCTATACCTATTTACACAAGGTTATTACAGGATGCAGCTAAAAGAAGATTAGAACTAGATAAGGCAATGTTAGGTGCTAGAGAAATGATGCCATCTAACATTCAAAACATAATGTTATCAAAACAAGCACAACAACAAATGGCATCTTCTGCTTTTGCAGAGGAAGCTAAAGCTTTAGCTGCACAGCAAGATGCTGCTACAAGATTTGCAGGTCTTGGAATGGAGCGTCGATTTGGCTAATCTAAAATAAAAGAATTATGAGAGGTACAGCATCATGATGGGAGGAGGATCCCCACCACCACCACAGATAATATATCCACCACCAGCTCCTGCTCCTGCTCCAACAACGCAGGTTCCAACTCAAGCTCTTGCTAGTCAATCTGCTTTAAATGAAGTAAGTGGAAAACAGCAAAGATTGAATATGGAGTTAGGTGCTCAATTGGATAGAACTAATGCAGAATTCTTTACTGGTCAGGATATTCGTCGTGGTCAGGCTGCTGCTGCCGAAGATCGGTTAACTGTTGCTAAGACAGCAGAAGAAAATCGTTCTCTTCAAAGAACTGCTGGTCAAGAGGCTCGTGCCCAGACAGCAGAAACTGGTCTACAGTATAGAAGAGGACTAGAGACTGCAGGAGAACAAGATAGAGCGTTAACAAGAGAGACAGGTAAGGAACAAAGAACAACAGACTTGCAAAGAGAGATGTTCCGTCGCTATAAAGAGAATAGAGATTTCGAACAGGCTCAGAGCCAATACAGAACATGAAGAAATGGATTCAGACTTTATCTAACAAAGATCGTGAATCCTTTCTTGAATTTTGTAAAAAAGCAAGTTCTCCAATACAAATATATTTATTTTCCCGTTTTTTAGGTTTTCAAGGGACAGTTGTGGAATGCAACGAATGGTCTACGAAAGAATTTAAAAAACGAAATTTTAACGTAGTTTTAGAATCTGAAATAGACAATATGCAGATTGATATAAATAAATTACGTGATGCAATTGATATGGGAATCGTTAAACAGGATATGGGTGCAGCAAGAATAGCAATGCTCCAAAAGGAATTACGTGGAGCTATAAAACAAATAGAAGACAAAAAAATTCTGCAGGATAAACAGGGATTAATTCTTGCTGGTGCAGATAGAGCATTACGTGAGATGTTATCTATCTTCAGAGATGATCCTATCGAAGGACCTTTACAAGAAGCATCAATGGGAGTCTGGACAAAAATTCTTCAGGAAGAATCTTAAGCAAAAGTACGCTAAGCTACGTTTATGGCAGGTACAAGTATTTACAGCGTCTACAGGCGTACAGCCAGGGCAGCTGCAAAACAACAAGTAGTTAAGAAAACTTCTAATGTTGATGTAGAAAAAGCTAGAAAAAATTTTGCATATTTTTGTGATGTTGTAGGGGGAAAACCTCCTGCGAAACACCACCTTGAGTGGCACAAATATCTTTGCACAGGAGATGATAGCGAATGTCTAAAAAGTATTGCTGGTCCCAATATTGACATACTAGCTCCTAGAGGATCTGCTAAATCTACCGTATTAGGCTTATATACAGCATGGTCTATTGGCATACATGCTTTAAATAAAATGCCTTTAAAAATTTTATATATTTCATACACCGTCGATGTAGCTAGACCAAAGAGTGCAGCAATAAAAAGAATAATTGATGAAAGTAAAGTTTATAAAGAAATTTTTCCTATGGTAAAAATTGCCAAGGGAATAAACTCTAATGAATATTGGAGTATAGATTGGAAGTTTGCAGGTATAAAGTCTACTGGTGAAGAAGAGTTTACTGTTTGTTGTGCAGGATTAAAAGGTGCTGTTACATCAAAAAGATCTCATCTCTGCATAATTGATGACGCAATAAAAAGTGCCGATGATATTAAAAATAAAGATATTCGTCAAGCTATGGAAGATAACTGGAATGCTGTTATTGTTCCTACCATGTTTGAAGGGGCAAGAGCCATTTGTTTAGGAACTAGATTTAGACATGATGATATTCATAGTAGTACTTTTCTTCCTGCTAATGGTTGGAAACAAATAGTACAATCTGCGATAACTGTAGATAAGGAAGGAGAAGAAATATCATACTGGCCTGACATGTGGTCTTTAGATTATTTAAGTCAAAGAAGAAGAATTGCTCCAATAGCTTTTAGTTTTCAATATCAGAATCAAGTTGTTCAAACTAGTGAATTGTCTTTATCTCCAGATTTAATTGTTAAAGGTACTATATCTACCGATTTTGATGCTTTAGGAGTTGGAGTAGATTTATCCGCTGGAGTTAGAGAAAGAAATGATTATACAGTTTTTGTTATGGGTGGGAGAGTAAAAGATAAAGTTCATATTATAGATTGCAAACGAGTTAGGGTGATGGGAAATTTAGAAAAATTAGAACTTTTGATGGAAATGATGGAAGAGTGGGGAGTAATTATGAAAGATGGTAAAAACTATTTTCCTACAGGAACTTCACTTCATATATGGTCTGAAGCAGTTGCATATCAAGCTTCTTTAGAAGCAGACTTTAAAAGAATTTGTCAAACAGAACAAGGTTTATACAATTTAATCTGGCATCCAGTAAAAGGTTTTCGTGGAGATAAAGTTGCAAGATTTCGTGGAATTATGGGACTTTTTGAACAAAGAAAAATTATTTTTAACAAGTATCGTAAGTTTGGTGCTCTTACAGATGAGATAGTTAATTTTGGAGTTAGCTCACATGATGATTGCGTAGACGCTCTAGTTTGGCTATGTAATGGATTAATGACTCGTGGAAAACTTGAGTTAGAGTATTGAGGATTTAAACTAGAAGTACTAACAATGCCAGAACCAACTTTTTACAAACTTGAGCTTGAGCAAGATGCTTATGGTTCAGCTGTAATTTCT